CAAAAGCGATTAATTCAGGCGCTGAGCTACTTGTTGCAATTAAAGTAAAGGTTGTGCCATTGTACTTGTAAAGCTCAACATAAAACGACGGCGTTCCACCATTAGAAGACGCAGAAAAAAAGGTTTCTAAGTTCCAATTTCCAGCTGGAATAAGTAGTTTATTTGGGTCGCCAGCGTCGGTAATGAATGAGGCAATATATCCGTCTGCATTTATTGTTATGTCAGTTCCAGCGCCAAAAATTGGCGTTCTGTTAAGTTCCTTATAAGCAACTCCGCCGATTGTGCCTTGGCTAACAGAACCATTCAAATAGTAACTAACCGAAGAGCCTCCGCCCGTAGTTGCTGGAAAGTCAGCCAAAGAGCCATCGCCTCTAATATATTGTCCAACCGTGCCAGCGCCTCCTAAAACTTGAGCGTCTGTAATAGACAACCCAGTTGCGGCCGTTGCAATTGTTACGGGCAAATGATTCTGACCGCTTCCACTTGGGTCGACTGGATTTTGTCCCTCGGAAACAACAAAGCCTGGAGAGGCTGGAGTTGAGCCAGACCTAACAACTTGCGCTCTAAATTTGCTAATATTTACGTCTTCCATTTATGTCGTTGGTTCTATTCCTAAATCGTAAAGCTCAATTCTAGCCGTTCCTTTTCTGCAATCAAGTTCATAACTCATTAGCGCCCAATATCGTCCGTTAAACAAGAAACTTCTAAAAGGGTCAATTGGTCTTCGCTCAATCGTTGCTAATACTCTGTAATTCGTTCGGCCTTTCAAGTTAGCTAATTCTTGCACGATAATATCTAGCAAAGGTAACTCTTCAACTCCATCTCTTGTCCAATCCGTAGAAACTGCATTACCAAAATCTAGCAATCTAATAGCCGAAACTGAGTTGCTCGTAATTGCGTCTCCAATGTATGTGTTATAGTCGGGATGCACGTTGGCATAAGGTGAGCCAGTAACCGCTTTAACTCCTAACTTTGACAAAGATAAACCATCGGTTTTCTCAATCTTTAGCGAGAGATTTTCATACCTCACAACGTATCTGTTAGCCGTTCCGCCGTTGCAAATTAGTTGATGCAATCGAATCTCAACCTCGCCGTCAACTGGGACTAAAACATTGTTTATCGCAATGCTATTCCAAACGGAGCCAGCCGTAACCGCAAACTCCATGACCGTACTCGTAGAAGTCCAAGCAAAGGTTGTTGCTCCGCTTCTTGACAAGTATTGGTTGCCAATCTTAATCATTAATCCAACCGCATGAGCGCCAGGAGTTATTGCGTAACTCGTGCTTACTCTTTCGACCATGTATTGAAAGGTCAAAGAAATAGTATTAGCCGTCTCCTCTGCAATTGTAATTGCTCCTCCAGTTGTGTTTGTGCTTGCCGAAATCCAAGATAGGTTAGGGTCTGCAATTCCAGCGGTTGTGGTTGTTGTCCATATTTGCACATACTCACCTCCACCTGAAACGTATTGCACCAATGCCGTTGCTCCACTTGGAACGCTTGACGGCTGGTTAGTCGGGATTGCCTTGTGATAATCCCAAAGCTTTAGTTGATAAATCCCATTATAAGTCGAGCCTACTCCGTTTAAATTCCACTCCTCAATCGCAAACTTAGCGTCAAATACTCCGCCCTGACTATTTGGGTCTAATACTCCAAGATTTAAGTAAGAGTTAAATTCTGTAAATACTCGTCTAGCCGTCTCTTCAGGAGAGTTAATATCGGCGTTTAAGTCGTCCCCGTTTACAATTGTACTTGTTGCCGTTAAACTTAGGTCGGGTAAAAACTCGTACATCTTGTATGATAGCTTGCCTAACTCGGTCAATCTTACAACGTAAAATTGATTTTTCCACAAAAAGACGCGACAAAGGAAGGGATTAACCATTCTTTCGATTGTGTTCTTAAGGTAAAGTTGCTCGTTTTCAATCCTTACTCCGTTGCTAAATTTAGCGTCTAGTCCATCGGTAAAGATTGCGTTTTGTGGCACATTAAATTGACGGAAAACGCTTTCGTCCTCATCCATCCTAGCCTCGTGGATTTCGCAACCAATAAAGACAGGTCTTTGCTCAACAAAAGATTGATTTAAAGCGCCAACAACTGCCGATAAGGCTTGAGTTCTAGGGTCAGGCCAAGAGGTAAAGTTTGAGCGTATTGAATCAAAACCTTTTAATCCATCAACCGCAGTAAAAGAGAAAAGCTTTGGCCCGCTCTTATATGGCGATGTAATAAAGTCGGGTGCAATGTAGCCAGTAAAGAAAGATATTAAAGCAGTAAAATTATTAACTATTGAGCTGCTATTTTGAGAGCCTGCGACAAATATGTTGTTACCAAAAGCAAAAGTATAAAAGAAATCGTTATCTAAGATATTAGGTAAATTCAACCAGGTAATGGCATCACTTGAATAATATAAATTATTAAGGTTAGTTCTAACCCCAACAAAATACCCATTACCATAAGCTAAACCTTGGAAAGCAAAACCACCACTTGAAAAAGACCAGGTTATTCCATCTGAACTGTAAGCCGCTCCAGTAGTAAATTTGCCATCTGCAAAAATTAAATTAGCCGAGCCAAAACCACTGTTTGTGTTTACATTCCAAGTTATTCCATCATAAGAATAAGAGCTTAAATTTGTTGCTGCTCCAATAGCATTTGCAACCGCAACCCATAAGCCATTACCATAAGCTACTCCAGTATAATTCCTAGATGTAATAGTAGTTGATGTCCAAGTAATTCCATCACTCGAATACATTACCAAATTAGTATCTCCAGCGGTTTCATAATTTGCAACCGCAACGTAAAGACCATTTCCATACCTTACTCTTTCCCATCTTTGATTTGCTGCCGCCGTCCTACTTGTCCAAGTAACACCATCGGGAGATGTATATGCAAAACCAAGAGTTGTGCCTACAATTGCCCACCCAACTGCAACAAATTGACCATTACCATAAGTGACATCTCTAAAAGCTTTTCCAGCTGGTAAAGTATAGGTATTTGTCCAAGTAATTCCATCAAGTGAGGTGTAGGATTTTGTTACGTCAACTGCAACAAATTTTCCATTACCAAACGCAATACTTAAGAAATTTAAGGTAAAACCAACTTGAGATATATTCCAATCCGTTATATCATTGTTGGCGCTAATTTGATTTAAATCTACTTTCCAAGTTCTATTACCACCAACTAGAAACTCGTTAAAATCTCCAGTCTCGCCAGCGATTGTAAAGTCAACCGATGAGCCAATAATTGTCTCTAATGGGTCGTTTCCAGTATTTCCCCAATTGTAGGTAATATCGTTAATCAGCAAAGGAGTAACCGCTCCTGAGTAGCCAGTTCTGAAAATTTGCAAGTTCCAAACATTGCCGCCGTAGTTGGTAGCATACCCCCCCTCATATTTTAGTCCGTAATCATTTACAGGAGTGTTTTGACCTGTTAAAACCGTGTAAATTTTAACATCCTCACTCGGCATCGTGTAGCTAAATGACAAGCTCGAAGACAAGAAAGTATTGCCTGGAGAGGTATACCACATGGCCGTATGATATCCCGACTCTGGAGCAACTGCAATTGTAAGCGAATCGCCTTCGGTGTAGAATTCTAAAGGAGCAACGCCGTTAACGGTAATCGTGCCAAGACCTTCTCGAACTGCAAGTAATAATCTGTAATCGTTAGCCATTAGCCTTTATTTATCTTATTGTTTGCTTGTCCTAAAACATAAACCAAATCATTGCCTTTTACTACAAACTCGCCGCTTACATCTCTGTTTTGAGCAAATAAACCACCTTGAGCGCCTCCTCCAGTAAATGTAGAGCCTTGTCCAGCTGAACCTCCACCAGCACCACCTCCACCACCTCCGCCACCTGGGCCTTTGCTGCCCATACTTCCAATTGCTCCAGCGATTGCGGTCAAGGCAATACCAGCTGCAATAGCTAGAGGAGCAGCAATTACTGCGGTAGCTGGATTAGTTAAAGCTAAACTTACTTTACCAAATGCTGAAGCAGCAACCCCATAGGCAATTAATTGCTGTCCAAATTGACCTAAGAATCTACCAAAAGATTTTAATAAAGAACCTCCAATTGCTGTTAATAGATTACCTCCAGTTGCCAAGGTTTCTCCAATTGTATATCCTAAATCAACAAAAGCATCTGTAACATTTCCTTTTATAAGGTCATTGGTAGCCTTTGCAAAATTTGCAACTCTTTCTTGTAAACTTGGTAATTTATCAAGTTGTAAAGCTACATCGTCTAAAAATATTTCAAAAGGAGCTTTACCAGCTTTTTCATCCTCAAAACCTTCAATGGTTGTTTTTATTTTTATTTCTTTTCCTTCAAGTCCTTTTATCCTATCTCCAAATTCTAAGGCTTTTTGAGATGTTACAGTTATTTCTTTATTTGCTTCAAAAGAAGCTTGTTGAAGCTTATAAACTGAAAATGTATATTGATCCCATGCATTATCACCAGTTATAATTGGTTCAAATGGTTCTTTGCTTGTTTTTAATACTTTTATAATTTGTTTTTCGTACTCTTCAGAGCTAACTTTTAATTTCTCCTGTAACTCTCTAGCAGTTTCTTGACCTAAATTAAAATCATCCCAAGTTTGAGAATATTTTTCTAATGCAGTTTGTCCTTTTACTTTTTCAGTTTTATCACTAAAGAAATCTAATTGTTCACTTGCTAATTTTACTTTATCTTGAAGACTATTATATGAGCTAACAGAATCCCTAATATTTGGGTCTAATTTTTCAAATGCTTCATCATTATCTTTTAATGACGCAACAAATTCTAATACTTGTTTTCTATTAAAACCTAATTGATTTCCAAGCTTTTGTATTTGAACTCCAGCTAATTCTTGGAAAGTTTTTTTGACTGCTGTTAATTGATCAACATTTAATTTCTCAAATGCTTGTTCAGTAGCTTTCCCAAAGCTATCAAAAATATTGCTAGTTTTATTTGTAGACTCAATTAATACTAGCTGGTCATCTACAATTTTATCAACAAATTGTAATGTTCCTAAAGTTGTAGCTGTTTTATCAATTTGGTTGCTTAGCTCTTTAAATGCTTCACTTGTTTTATCAGTTACAGTTTCAGCTTTTTGTGCATTTTTTTCATAATAAGTCCAAGCAGCAGTTATAGCTGAAACGGCTAAAACTAAAAGATTTCCAGAACTAAAAATTGCACCAAATGCTGTTTTTAGTTTTGATCCTAATGAATCTCCAGCTTGACCTAAAGCTGAAAATGATTGAGATAATTGTTGAATGTTGTTACCAACACCAATAATTCCAAAAGGTGCATCTTGAATTACTCTAGCAAAATCAATTCCTATACCATTATATCTACTGGTAGCTTTTCCTAATTGCTCAACTTTAGGCGCAGTTGCTTGTGCAGCCTTGCCTAATTTATCAAGTTGCGATGTTGCCGCGCTAACTCCGTTTGCTACTCCAGCAACATTTACAGCAAAGTCAACTTCTATTCTTGGATTTGACATTTCTTTCTAGTTTACTTGCAATTTCCAACAATTTCTTTGCTTTAGCAAAGTCTTGAGGAGTGGACTCCAAAGGCTTTACTACATTATCCCAAGGTAAAGGCCATATTTGAGATGGACTTAAATTTGCTCCCTTTTTTAAATGAGGTCCCAATCCAATTAAAGCGTGTACTCTAAGGCTTTCTATTAGGTCTTTATAGTCTGTCTCATGGCCTTTTAGTAAAGCATTAATCTCTTTTATGCTTAAAGAAAAAAGCTGCTCATAAGGCACCTTAGTACGCCCCACGAGCAGCATTAAATATTCCCGAGCAGACAACTGCTCTTCCTCATTTACCTTTTTTTTTCTTCGGTTGGGTTGCTAATGCCAAGCTCAAATAAAAGGTCAGCTAAAACCTCGTTAAATAGCTTCATAACATCTCTACCATCAATCCAAGTTTTCAACTCATCCATTTCTATTGGTTGGGTTGATTTACGAATACAAGCGACTTTGTGGCATTCTAACAACAAAACATAGATTAAATCTAGTTTTGGGATTGACTTACCACTAAATGCTTCGGCAATGCCTTGTTGTGTAAAATCCTCAAAGTTCGCCAAAGCGCCCAAATTTGGGTAAAAGAAAATCTCCCCTTCTTTAAAAGGAGCTGAATGGTACTTAGCCATATATTTTGTTTAGGTTGGTATTACGCTAATAACAGGAGCGCCAGCAAAATCAAAAGTTCCTGAGAATGAAATTTGAGAGTTTCTTTCAGCAGTAATTTCAATTGAGTTTAATTGCGCGTCAACTGTAATGATTTTGTCACCAGAGTCAGTACCTCCAAAAACCAATTCAAACACTTTACCGATGTCTTCCATCAAGTCAAAAGCTGAAAGGTTAGATACTCCAGTAGATGCAAAATCTAGGTCTCCTGAGAAAGAGAAAGAACCTGACTTGTCTCCGCCTTCAAGTCTAACTCCATAGTCTCCGGTGCAATCGTTTCTAACGGTTACAGATTCGTTGGAGATGGAAACTGAAGCGGAAGTTTTACAAACGACTGGAAGAGAGTTCCACTCAAATGTAAAGAAATTGCCTAATTGATATGTTGCCATTGCTTATTCGTTTTAACAAATATACATAAAATTTTAATTATCAAGACACCAAGAAAATATCCAACGTATAAGACAAGATTTTTTGGTAAGCGATTTGGCTACTACCTTGCTCAATTTGTGTTCTGCTAAAGTTTTTTCGAATATCTAAAACTTGCAAATCGCCTGGAAATGTCAAATAATCCAAAGTCATTTTTTGCTGAATAGCATTTGAAATATTTTCCGATAATTTCTTGCCTCCGCTACCTTGTGGAAACTTGGTAACGATATTAATTTGAATAGTTGCATCTTGTCTAATTGAGCAATCGTTGTTTGTCGTTTCTGCTTCGTTTTGGTCTGTTATAAGAACGAAAGCAGCAGAATTTACATAATTAGCTGGATTGATTGTTGGCGGTAATTCACTGTCGTAAACTGGCAAAGTAACTCCGCTTAGAGTCAGAGGCGTGATTGCATTAATTACCGCAATTCTTATATCAGTTGCTATTTCTCTCATTTTAAAGCCTTTTTTATTTCGTTTACCATTTCAGTTACTAAACTAGCCGAATTCCTATAAAATGCTGGCATTAAGTAAGGCTGTCCAATTATACGGCCACGGCCATTTCTATAATATGTCCTAGCAAGAGTTCTCACCTCTTCAGAATAGGTTGGATTTGATAAAATTTCTTTAGCACTTAATCCTGTTCCAAATTCCATCCAAGCCTCCCATTGTTCACCAGTTGTTGGAACATTTACACCAACTTGCCATAATAATCCATTGTTAGAAGATTTTTTATCAATTTTTTGCTTAATGTTTAACGGGAATCCCTCCCATTGAGTTGGAGCAGATGCAATTGCTTGTTTCTCGACATTAGTTGCTGTGTTAGCTAAAACATCCTTCACTGCTTCAATCATTGCAGTTTCTTTCTTTTGGACATAATCCAAAGCTTCATTTAATCCTTTGAAAGTTACTGCCATTATACTCCGACCATTTTAATTATGTACTCTTTGTGCTGCCGTTGGTCATCTAATTGAACGCCAATTATTTTGTAATAGCGGTTACGATAATATACCTGATAATTTTCGCTAGGGATAAAAGAAACTCGATGTTGAATTGCAATTGTATAAGTATTTGGCAAAACCATTTCCCCAGCCTCCAAAGCGTTTCCTCCGTTTGTTTGATTTACAGATGCAAAAGTAGACAAAGAAGTTGATTCACTTATAATTGTTCCACCAGCTCCGTCGCTTACAGCTTGGAATGTTACAAAAGTTACCTTTTGATCATATTTTCCAAAATTTATCATACGAATAAGTCAGCTCTATATTTTAACTCGGTTGAAATGCTTGCCTTTTGTGCATATTGCTCCTGAACGCTAATCATGTTCTGTCGATAAGCAAAATCAGTTGCAATCCTTTTTAGCATAGCTACATGAAGGTCTTGAGGCAAAGGATTTGAGTTATTAAATCCAGCAGTATAGGTGTAATTTTCTACCTCTGTTTCGTCAGTTGTAACATCCGCCACCCAAGGGCCAATTGGATATATTCTCTCTCCTCTTTTGTTATTCGTAATAACCACATTTCTTTCTACGTAAAGCATTCCGCTTGCCTTCTCACTTTCGTTTCTAGCCGCCGGAATAAGTTCGTTAGTGATTAGTGTATCCCAATCTGAGAAATCAATTTGCATCCATGCCTTAGCTTCTGCCAAAGTAATTGGCTCAGTAGCAACCGAAAAGGAATATCTAATGTCGAGGGGTCTTACTACGCTCATTTTGTTTCTATTTCTTGTTTGTCCATTTTGACCCAAACCGCTAACCCTTTGTCAACTAGGTAAGTGTCGTAAGTCTTGCCTACGCTTATTACTTCGCCTTTATGAAATGGTGCTAGGTCAACTAATAATTTTATCATAAAGATACTATTTATTTCATTAAATGTTTTTTCTCATTCCATGGCTCGAAATCAGTCCAAGGACGGTAAGAATGAAAAACATAAAGTGACCTAATCAATCCAACCTTTAATCCAAGCTCCTTAACTCTCATGGAAAACAAAGAATCAAAAGCCAAGCTATTTTCAGTAAACTTAATTTTCTTCCAAGTCTTGTACTGAAATGCCATGAAGAATCCGGCAATATAATCTTTGATTTCTTCTACCCCACCCCCCTCATATGACATGGCGATGTTGTAATGGTTTCTAATGTTTAAATCGTTGCTAAACGCTTTTTCATGCAGTTGGTGCTTTGATCTTAGCCGATTGGTATAGCATCCCACCAAGCCAAATTTGTCTCCATCTAAAGACAAAGCATCATGTATTCTCTTCCCCCAATCTGGAGTCAGATACAATATGTCTCCGTCTTGCATCACTATCCAATCGTCATCATTTGCATTTATGCTGGCCAAGTATTCATTGTAGGCTTTGCCAATGTCTTTATCTAAGCTAAATGGGTTTGAATAAAATATTTTCATTTGTAAGCAACAAATTCTGGTTTACCTCCAAGCTCCTCCCATACTTTTAAATTATGTTTCCCACTTTCTCTTTTTACATCTATTGGAATTGAACTTTTAAACTCATTGTAATAATCGCAAACGTGAAATAAATCTAGGCTATTTGGCAAATCAATGTAAGGATAGGGAGTTAATCCTAGTAGGTTAATCCTTTGACTATATTCAACGTGTTCAAATCCCCAAATGCTAAATTCTGGCCTCATACCTCCAGCCGTTTTGATTGTCTTTTGTGTTAAAAAAAGCAAACATCCATTTGGAGCTTTATAAGTTGTAAATCCGTTCCATTCTCCTTCTTTTCTTACTGATGGACTATAAAATTGATTTCTGTGATTTTTTTCAAATGTCAAAGCCAAATGATTCAGATTGGATTTAATATAAGGTTTTTCCCATCCTTTAATTTTTGGGTAAATGTCATCGTCTGCTAAAAAAACAAAATCAAAATCTTCAGCTAATTCCAAGCATTTATTTTTTGCTTTTGCTATGCCTTGCTGCTTATCAAACCTAAAACTTGAATTCTTTACTGGTATAGTAGATGCATCATCAACAATAAATATTTTAGCATTTTTAGGTTTATATTTTTTCCATTCAGCTAAAGAAAAATCTAAAACAGAATGCCTATTCCTAGTAGTTATACAGATTGCGATTTTTTCCATTGTATAAAGTTTGGGTGATCATTAAATAAAGTCTCGTTATATTTCTGGTTAAATAAATCTAATTTTGACCACATTAAATCATTCCTTTCGTCTATTGTTTTTGTTTTAAATGTCTGGCTTCCAATATGGT